GATGAAGAACGAAGTAAAGGGGAAAGAGAATGATATTTTCCCTGAGACTGATGTTACTTATCAGGATATGCTTGATAGTATGGTTATCATCACAGAAGCCAATATCACCCATCCGATTACAGCGTTCACTGATGCAGATGATGCAGCAAGATTCGCAAAGGACAAGATGGATTACCTCGGTCGTATGCAAAAAGAGTTGGAAACTGTAATGAATACTCCAGTTTCCGAAGAGTCAGATGAAGACTTGAAGAAGAACTTTGAGCACGGTCAGCAGGCAATATTGTCAGAGCAAGCAGCCGAGGCTCTTAATCAAGGAAAGGAATAGCTTATGTATAATGAATGGTATATAGAACTGAAATACGGACTATTCCGAGATTACAGGATTGTAAGGATGTGTGATGCTAACGGAGTGAAGCGAGACGGTATCTTTATACCATTCATTCAGAACGGAATCAAATGGGATGGTGTAAAGGTTAAGAATCCTGTTCAGTATCTAAAGCCGATTTGGGCTGCCGCCGATGGCTCAAGACTTCACAAGTTAGTTCCCGTGGTTTCTGTGGATTTCAGACAAAAGATGGAAGATGCAGGTGTATTGTCACCAGATGATAAATACCCTTGTGATACGGTAGGTTACGTTTATAAAGATAAAAATAAGATTTAACGGCTATGATATACTTAGGTAATGATACGATGGATAAGGTAGAGCGGATGGTTTGCGAACAAGTGAACACGGCTATGAGTACTGAGGAAAAGGAAGGAGTGAATGCAGACGATTTATATGTCGGCAATACCAACATTCCTTTTGCGAGAGCGGTAGCAAGGAACTTTGTTCTTGACGTTCTACACAATCGCTATGGTTTTTCCTATGCCGTTATCGCACAGCGCGCGGACATCAATGAGAAATCTGCTATGCGCTGTGTCCGCAAGTGCCACGAGCTTGTCGGGTACGATAAAACCTATGCGTATGTGAACACTTTAATTAACGATAGATTGAGAGAA